TGTGTGAAAATCAGTTTGACAGGTTCGTTTGTTTCACCGATCTCACCACTGGACTAAATGACAACATAGATTGTCTTCCTATAGATGGATTGGGTAACTGGGAAAAAATATCTCTCCTCCACAATAGCTTTGATGGAGATAACCTATACCTTGACTTGGATGTCATCGTACAGGGTAATCTTGACCCGTTATTCGCGTTGTGTGATGAACCTACCATATGTGAGACATATTGGAAAAACTTCGGGGGTGAGTGGAACTCCAGTGTTATGGCATGGAACAAGTCTAATGCAAGTCACATACCAGAGTATTTCTTTGAGAACTATGATTATAACTTGCATAAATATAACGGTAAGGATGATAACTTTTTATATGATGAGAACCTATTCAAGAGAACCTTTCCTAAAGGGTTGATATACTCTTTTCTTGGCGGCGTAGATGTTGAATCAGATACTTCCCCAAGGGCCCATCAAATAAAACCAGATTACCCAGTTGTTCTTTTGAATGGGCAAAATGAAGTCAACTACAATTTGAGACAAAAATATTATGATGCACTTTCTTTGCATAAAATGGGGTAACAAGTACTCTCCAGAATATGTAAACAATCTCTACAAAATGGTTCAGCAAAACTACTCCAAACGGTTTAAGTTTATATGCTACACGGACGAACCAGAGGGCATAGAGAAATCTATCAAGATTCGACCTATTCCAAATGTAGACCCCCTGCATCCAAAGTACTGGTTTGGCCAAGAAAACTTCTGTTGGGATAGAGCAAAGTTTCTTGTCTTGAACTCCCATCATTGGTTGAAGACAAAGGGGCCTTTCTGTTACCTAGATTTAGATGTAATAATCCAAAACAACATCGATGAGATAGACGAACTATCCAAATCCCCGCACATGCTTTACTCTAACTGGGAAGACCCTCGCGTACTAAAGGATAGAAGATTTAGTGACATACGGGGAAGTTTGTATAACTCCAGCGTAATGTTATGGTGTACCGACCAAGGCGAAAAGATTTACAATGATGTAATGAAACACAAAGATACTGTGTTTAAGACTTTCTTTAAAGGTACTGACAACTATTATCCCTACAGAGAACACGATGTAGTCGGTGATAACTATTGGACTTTCTTGCCTGATGATTGGGTGTACTCGTATAATAGGGGAAGAACATATCCAGATGACGTAACACAACATCTATACAGAGAGAATTCTAAGTTTTGTATATTTGAAGATTCTATTGGCGGCAAAAATAAGAACAACCTCAAACCACACGAACTGAGAGACTACAATCTTTTAATCCACTGGCATGGCAAAACAGAATTTGAAAGACTCTGGTTACCCAAATTTCCCGACAACTTTTTCGATAAGAATAAACACACGGATAGAATTGATACCCTGATTGAAAACGCAAATGAGTACGACCCATTTGTAAAACAGATTGAGGCTAGACACAAATCAACCATCGATGAATTCAGCAATGATTTGATTTCTATGCATAAGAAGTTTTTAGCAGACTTCCCAACAGACCCATTGTTACTCAGTGGAGATGAATCATTGTATTGGAATAAAGATGCCGATGGTATCTATGAATTCTACGAGGATAGATTCGTCTACAAGATGCACAAAGTTGTATTTAATATCCTTGAAGAGAAGTTTAAGAAAGATAACCCCAAGATTAAAAGTGATTGGGAACAGTACAACAACTCGTTTAACAATATCAAAAACTGGTCTAAGTTTGATTCCATGTCGGATGATACCCTAGAAAAGAATTATATGGATGCGAATATTGTGAATGGCATTCGTTCCATGATAGAAGAGAACGACTTGGTATCTCTTGCCGATAAGATGATTGAGTATTTTCCCGAACTAGATTTGCTCTTTGAAGGCACAGTGTCACAAATAAAAGAAGCCTTTCCAGAGATAGAGAAAGAAATATCTGACCTGACTTTCATTCGACAGATAAAACCAGAACATAGGAATACAATCAAGGAGATATATGATACTGGTGATATGATTTCCATGCATAAGAAGTTTTTAGCAGACTTCCCAGAGGACACACTTCTTATCAATGGCAGTCAATCCTTGTACTGGAACAAGAATGTGGATGGTATATACAACTTCTACAAAGAAAGATATATTGCTAGACAACATGCGGTTGTTTCGGCCGAACAGGTTGTTCATGGCCCAGTGAGATATTTTTGGAACATTACTAACTACCAATGTTTTGCATTGTATCGGAGACTGTGGCACAAGAATGTTCTACCAAAACTCAAAGACGAGTTTATGAACAATGTGAAACTCTATGGTATGCAGCGATTGTTCTGGGACGCGAGTAATGAGGATACACAACAATTATATAAAAGATACTACATCGATAATCTCAAAGAACTCTTTTACAAACAGGATTACGAGGCGGTATTTGAAAGACTATATAACATCATACCAAAAAATGACCTGTTAAACATTTTAAAACAGGACAAGACATCGGATGATGATACCCTAGTAAAGTATTTTCAAATGCATGGTGAACAATACAGTGACATGTACAAGGGATTGTATGAAGATGGCTCACCGGAAGGAGCGTTAATTCAACTCAGTAGTTCAAGAAATGATACGGATGACGAATACAATGACATCTTCGTAACTGGTCACGAACACACTTTATCATCTATCAAAAAGATATTCGATAGATACGGTGTGAGTTGGGTGACATTGATGTGTGAAATAAGTGACCCGACCAAGGCGCTTTGGTTTGAAGACATCTGCAAATATTTTCGCAAGAAAAATGTCACGGTGCATGTTCAGACGTATGATAAAAGTTATCTCAAACCAGAATGGGTTGACGATATCGAATATATAGATCATCCTCAACTCTCTGAGAATATGCCAGTTATAAGGAAAACGATAGCAAGTGATATCCCAGTTGACTTAGAAACACTGAAAATATTTAAGAAGAAAGATGAGGTAAGGAGACCAAAACCCAAGGCGAAAAAAGCAGAACCAGTGTGGTGTGATGCTCGAAAGAGTGGTTACTTCTATATTAGTTCTGACGGTGGTGCATACCCATGCGCTTGGACTGCTAGAGATGTATTAGAGAATAGGGTATTGCCATACCACCCCATCGACTACACATACAATAGTAAGTACAATAATTTAATCCATTTCACCGTGGGCGAGGTTATATATAATAATGACTTTGAAAATATAAGTGAAAGTTTAAAGAGGAATCCTTTGAATATTTGTAATAAAAAGTGTGGTGGTTGCCATGCGAGTTAATGTAGTATGTGCTAAATGGGGAGACAAGTACGGCCCACATTTTGTTAATCGCCTTTATAACATGTCTAAACGCAATACACCCACGACAATGGATTTCCATTTCTACTGTTATACCGACAATGCTGAGGGATTTGACCCCGATATTAAAGTTATCCCATTCCCAGACATCCCTAACATCCACCCAAAATACTGGTTCGGCGCAGATGACTTTAAGTATGGCATGGCGCGTTGTTGGGATAGACCAAAAACCTTCGTGTTTAACACGCACAATTTTGCCGCAGATAAACCAACTGGACGTTTCATCTTCTTTGATTTGGATATAATAATCCAAGGTGATATCACGCCTCTCTTAACGTACAACACCGAACAACCAACTAAGATGCGGTCTTGGTGGCAAGACCCTAGACCAATGAAGACCAGACAATTCAAACTGTCTCATGGTGCATACACGAATGGCAGTTGTCAAGTGTGGAGTGATGATCAGGCAGAACCTATCTGGAATGATGTTCTAAAAAATCAAGAAAAGATTTGGTTTACCTTCACAGACGGCACGGATAATTACCACTCTTGGAGATGGGGAGAGTATGGTGCAAAACTTTGGGACAACTTCCCCTCGCACATGGCGTACTCATATAATAGAGGGCGGTCATGGGATGAAGATGATTTAAATATTGGTATATACAGACCGAACTGTATACTCTGCGTATTCAATGTTGACCTATTACCATTTGAAGATGAAAGTAGAGGTACTATAAAACAGGATGAACTCGCAGATCCTAAACTATTGGAGCATTGGAGATGAAAACGTACTGGAGATTGTGGGCCAAGAGTCTGGGTGAGAAGGAAGGAAACACCGACATCGAGGCAGATAAGATTGCAATGATTAGAACTGTCGTGGTACTCGTAAATTTTATTACATGTTTCTTTATAATTGCAGGAAATGTCCACCAATGGTAATGAATATTTACACGGTAAAATGGGGTGAGAAATACAATCACCAACATGTAAACAAAATCTATGAAGCGTGTCTAGAGTTTGTGACTTGCGACTTTAATTTCTTTTGTCTGACAGAAAATCCAAAAGGATTGGATGAGAACATTACCCCGTTAGCTTTGCCGGGCGGAAACAAACTGGCTAAGTGGTGGAACAAGATGTATCTCTTTGATACTAGTATTGTCTCCCAGAAGGGAGAGAAGATGTTCTTTGACATCGATACTATACTACAACAAAACATAGACTCAATTGTGAACTACGAACCAGAAGATAATCTTTGTTTCGTGAAGACATGGTGGCACGACTTAGAATCTTCTTATAAAAACACTAGACACATTCCGCATAAATATACCGATCTAAACTCTTCGGTTCTTAGGTGGAATGATGAGTTGAACACGGAAGAGATTACAGAATACTTTAATAAACATCGAAAACAAATACTATGGTACTATCGTGGTCTTGACAACTTCTTCTACAACAGAAGAATAACCAAAATCAAATTGTTTCCTATCGGTTGGGTGTATAGTTTTAACCAAGGCTATATATTTCCACACGACATAGAAAAACATACCTACAGGGAACTACCATACATTTGTATTTTCGACTCAATGGGAAAAGGTGAAGATGTTAAATTTTAATTTTTTGAATAATTTGAAACACTGGGGTGAAGCGTTACATATTATAGAAAACAAAATGCCCCATAAACTAACAGATTTTAGGCAGTCTCTACAAGAAAATAATATGGAGGCCTCAATCTGGTTGGTTGAAGAACTTAAAAAATACTTAGAAGAATATTATACCAAACAAGGAAACCTCAGAATATTAATACTGAATTCTTGGTTGGGTGTTCCTATGGTTCCTCTTCTATGTGAGAATTTAGATGTAGGTCAGATACACCTAGTCGATATGGATGAGGAAAGTATTACTCTGTCCAAGTCATTCCACAAATATTACGCCCAAGAGAAGTTTGTAAACATCCGACATTGGAACATGGACATCCCATTTGAGTTTGAGAATCTAAACAAGATTGATGTTGATGTGGTAATTTGTATTCACACGGAACAGATGTATCCGTTAACAGAACTCAACGGCAAGAATCCCAACGCAGTCTATGCAATGCAGAATTCAAACGTGGTTGAAGAGATGTATGGCATCAACTGTGTCAACTCTATAGACGCACTGAAGGAACAGGTGGGTATATCAGAGTGTGGGTACGAGGGAACCAAACAACAAGTATATTACTCGTGGGAAGGAAAGAAAGACTTTGACCGATATATGATTATCGGCCAGAGAGAAGGTTTCTTCTAGACTGCATTTATGGTGGTGATGTCTTTTATCATGTCCTCCCACAATCCTTTGTGGGGGATAACAAACCCAAATGTTTGTCTAGGGCCGGTACTTCCAGCGGTGTGCCAGTATGGTTCTTCTTTACCACCATAATACCCTATCTTGATATTCCAACCCACTGGGTCAGTGATGGTCTCGACTTTGCCGTCCTTTACATGCCGGAAGAATCCAGTGCCTTCACTGTGAGACATAAGAATATTATAGCCAGGCACATCCCAATTGTTATGCCACGCCATGAAACCACCGGCGGGATAATAGACATGGACGGCATTAAATTTCGCACATAACCAAGCAGACAACTCCGCGCATGTAGATAAAGATTTCCGCATAAGTTCTTTGTTGACGCCATGTGTATTGTGAAAGTCGCATACCTTTGCAAACTCCGGCGGGCCCTTGTGGTCTAATCCCTTAGACTGAACTTCTTTGAGATATTCTTCTGAGGTATAATATTCCATGCCCCTATCACCGAATCGTCTTTCGTCCAAGGGTAAATCATTGTCGAACGAATGTTCATCGTAGAAATCCATCCACTCGTGAAGAATGTCCAACAACTCTGGGTTTACTACCTTCAATGTTTCCATTTATCTATATGCCTATTCAGTAGATAATGTCTAATTATAACTTCGGTGCCATCCAATTCTTCTGGTTTCTGACCGACAACAAAATTCCACCTAGCATCGGGTGACTCAAACTCTCCAACAGTAACGGTATCTTTGTGTGCCGTTTTGTTTAGCAAGTACCACATCGTAAATGTATCCCACGGTTTGACCGATTCTGGATACGGACTGACATCATGCATCGGCGCACTTTGAATTAAATAATACTTGTACCAATCATCCATCAACTTTGTTGTTGCTTTGTTCTTGCGATATACAAAGATACCGCAGTGGTATTTCATACTCTCATCATCATTCAGTTTTGTTATCTTTGCATTGTAGGGGCGGTTCAGTGTGAATATCACATCGTTGTCTTTTAGATGGTCGAATGCATATCTAATGTCTTCGTGTTCTATCATAGTGTCACAGTCTAGATACATCGTGACATCGTATGGACTTGTAGACAACGCCCACAACTTTGCTCGGTTGTTCATAGGCATATCATTGCCCAACCCGTCATGCGTTCTTATCTGGTCAAAGAGTTTGTAGTCATCGAGTTCTACCCAATCTGCGTGAGTGAATAGAGTTACGTTAGCTTCTGGATAGAAATCTTTGAGGGACTCTGCGGATTTTTTCGCAGCGATGTAATAATCTTTTCTAAGAGAAGCTACATATATGTAGCCCTTAGTCATTTTCGGCAATGTCCTGCGCGGCGAGTTCTGGGAACGTACCATCTGGTTTGAATGTATTTGGTGAGTCATAGAGTGCTTCTGACTGTAGTAACATGGTTACATAAGCCTGAACTTCTAACTGAGTCTTTGATTTGCGAATCAATTTCTTGAATCGTTTATCGTCTGAGTCTTTGATGGCAGGGATTTCAAATGCTTCCAATTTCATATTGAACAGGGCTTCTTGCATCAATCGGTTCTTGTGAACTTCTCGTTGCTGGTCTTCCTTCTCTGAATTCTCTTCGCAGGCAATTACATGGGCATCGGTGTTTGATTGAATATCTTCTTCACTGAACTCTTCCAAGATGGCAGTGAAGTCGGCATTAACCAATCCTTCTGTTATGTTACCAACATTGATTTGAGCGGGCCGATATGATTCACCAACCAATATTTCACAAAATAGTGAACGGGTTTCTTTATCTATCCATCGGGGGTTGCGGTACTTCGGAGTGTTTTCGGTCATAATAAATCCTCATAATTTAAATAGGGGCGGTGTTGATATCACCTACCCCTATATTTATAACACATTTAAGCGGTTCGTATGAACAGTTGTTTCGTTTCCTGAGTAGCACTAGATGTCAGTACAGTTGCACCAGCGTAAGTACCAGTGTATGTACCAGAGTATGAACCGGCATAAGCACCGTTAAGGAATCCAGCAAAGAATCTATTGTAGTAACCAGTATAAGAACCAGTGTAGTTTCCAGAGTAGTTCACATTAGAGATACTCTTTAACTGGTCAGTCATGGTTGAACCCATCTGTACCCAAGTTCCAGTTGCAGAAGGTGAACCAGTTTGTAGTAAGTATTTTCCAACACCACCAGCAATGATTCGGTTTCTGAATGCGGGAACTAATGTTTGTAGGTTTGCAGCAGACATTTCCTGCGGTTCACCTGCCGTAGCGGCTTTCAATAGAATGTTCGTGTCTGTACCAGCAGCAGTAGTGGGCGCAGTTTTTTGGTAAAGATTGTAAGCTACGTCTGTTCCATCAACCTGAGTTTCAGTAAACGTGTACCGACTCGTCCAAGTTCCACCGGAGGGTGAAGATGTTCCAATTTTGTATTGGCCAACCGTATTTGCATCCTCAGCGCACATTGCAGTTATAACGAGGTCTAGTACTTCTGTATCTAGTTCCGTGTCTGTGGCTTGTTCTACGGACGTTCCTGTCCACCTCAGAGGGTTGATTTGAGAACTTTCACTAACAGCACCAGTAGCCTGATTCAATCGATAGACGGTAGTTGTTATAGCTCCACCAGCGGGGTGTGTTCCTACCGTTTCATTTCTTTCTCTGTTTGAGAATGTTCCTACTTCGGTTGCTGCGGCAGAACCACCCGTAACTATTTTGAGTTCGCCAGTACCGTTACCATCAGTATCGGTGGCAAATTTTAGAGTCACCACTCCCGCTACTTGGTTCTTTATTTCGACTGCGGTCAACTCGCGGAGTCCTTGAAGTCCTCCCGCTGCAGCTGGATAAGCTCCTGCTTTTAATGTTACTGGGCCTGCCATTCAAGTTCTCCTTAATTAAGTAACGTACCAGATGAATTATAGACGGCGAGGCCTCTATGTTTAATCCAATCCGTTGCATCTTTACATGTTAAAGTAAATGTAGTCTTAGCAGGTAGTGTTACAGCAGCGTTTGCCGATCCACCATCAATCTTATCGGAACTCGCGGGATACAATTTACAGTCTGTGGTGGTAGTATTCGATACAACAAGATGTAAACCAGCAGCGGCGGTTGGTAAAACAACACCCTGCGTGGCAGCACCGACAGTGCCGATTACATTCATTGTTTCTGTCAACCCAGTTGCATCACCTTGACCAGAACCGGCAGTAGATACCGCAGCAGTCACACCAAATTGTGTTGAACCAAGTAATTGAACACTTGTATTTACTATCAAGTCTGCGACATTGGTTCCACCAGAACCTACTTGTCTCCATCCACCAGTACTAACACCTATCAACTCAGCACCATTAGCAGTTACTACTGATACGGGGGCGTTTGCAGAACCACCATCGATGGTTTCTGTAGAAGCGGGATATACTTTGATAGTAGCCCCACTCACATTGTAGATGTTTATTACCAGACCAGCAGCGGCAGAAGGTAGAAGTATACCTTGGTTCAATGAAGCAGTCGATACGATATTATATGTTTTAGTTAATGCGGTTGCGTTACCCTGAGTACTACCAGCAGCGGATACAGTGGCAGCGATGCCAAATGTAACATTACCACTAGCAGTAAGAGTCCCAACCACAACATTGTTTCCAGATTCATACTTATCATTGTTGAGGTTACTAAAGTTAGTATCCACCTCAGTATTGGTAAGTGGAGAACCCTTGGAAGCTCTGAGTGTTATAGTAGTCATGTTCGTCCCTATCTGTTATTTATCAATATTATTAACAAGTTGCATTAAAATGCTTTTGATTTCTTGGAAATCTTCTTTGAGACTATTTATATCATTCGACATTTCATCTATCTGAGTTGTCCGTTTGTTCGATAAAAACTTTCTCTTTTTGTATGCAGCCAACCCATTATGATCCACGTTAATAAGACCACCAGATGTCTTGTCTCTTTCGTACTCTGAACTAGATACCTGAGTTTTCATAGTTATTTATCACGCCTGTAAGGCGATAATCCTCAACTGTTTTGCTTCTGGTATTACAGAAGTATTTGTAGAAAGCATGACCAGTTTCGCAGAGAAGTATTTAAATCTCTTGAAACTAGTAGCGGCGACAGTAGCGGTTACTACGGGTCTTGTTCCCAAGAATGTCCACGTTATACCACCATCAGTCGCAGTTCCACTTGTGTGCGTAGGCGGAGAAGCGGCACCAGATGTCCCACCGATTGTTGCTTTGTATATCTTGCCATTGGTGTGAGCAACAATAGTGTTGACCGCAAATTGAGTACTTACTGTATGGTCTCTAAATACCTTGATTGTTGGTGCAGACCCATATCCACGGCCTGGGTTAACAATCTCGACAGTGGAGAGTCCACCATTATTCAATGTCGTAGTCTTGATTGCTGCCTGTGCGCTTGGCGTGCCACCCCCACTTATGAAGAAATCCACATCACTTGTATTAGCAATACCACTACCAGCAGTACCAATCGTTAGTGCATTTACACGACTACTGGAGTATGTAAACACCCCAGCAGAATCAGTAGCGGTACTAGGAAGTTTAAAGTTGAAGTCGATGAATTGATTCTGTGCCATCGAGAATCCAGCAGGAGTAGTATCATCATACTCCATTTCTACCCAAGGTAAATCTCGTTGGAAATTTCCGTCATCTTCCTGAGCCTGTCCCTTAAAGTAAATCTTGAAACTTGAACCCTGCGGCATCCTCAGCGCGACTGAAAGTCTCACATCTTCAGCTTCCTGTCCATCAGCAAGTCGTACTACCCTAGAAAGGAATTTCGATTTTGCATTACCGGCGTTACCTGTTTCATTCGTGGTATCATTGTTTATCTCATAACTCCTAGTAATTACAGAATTACGATAGAGAGAAAGCACCGGCGATAAGTCAGCAGTCGTTGTATTCAACGAGTAGCGGTGTCGATAACTCTTCTTCGCCAATCGGTTACCACCACTAAATGCAGCTTCTTTTGACGCAGAATATACTGCCTTTTCTGTGGTCAACCCCTGTCTCACAACAGGAAGCATGTCAGTGAATGTTGTCCCAGCGGTACTAGCACCGACTGAATTAGTAGAACAGATTTTATAACCTAACTGCGCTTCTGGGAATTCTTTAGCCGTCATATTTGTTCTGAAGTTATTGAAGACCTTATTATAGATACTTGCAATCTTGAAAGTAGTGTTTCTATTGTAACCTATTTCACCACCGGCGGTGAGTGGTTCACCTGTACCAAGAACATCATTCGCAGCAAAGAATCTGTCTGCGTCACTATGAGCGGCAGCAACAGTTAATCTGTTATAGGTAATGTCTATTTTCTCTGTTAACGGGTCAACTTCTTCCACGTTACCATACTTCATCTTGAGCGAGAAGGTAGCACCAGAAGCACCAGCGGGCGCAACGGATGATTGTCCTGTAGTATCTGGGTCAAGAATGACGGGGGAGTCTTTGTCAAGTACCAACTTGAATCCTACTCCACCATCAACAACTACCGCACCAGTTACTGCACCACCGGAAACAGCGGTGACTTTTAGTTTCACGCCACTCCCGTTTAAGTGATTCTCGGCCGAATCTGTTTTTGAAATTCCATTCAGCGTGATAATATTGTTTACACTATACCCAGAACCCCCAGATACAATACCCAGTTTGAATGCGTGTACAGTCTGTCCGTCAACGGGTCTACCGTTCAAGTAGTCACTACAAATGGTATACTCAGCATCATCATTTGTAAATTCTACTGTTCCAGTACCCACGGTAAATTGTTCGTAGAATACAACATATTTAATATCTTCTGTTTGGTGGGGACTCCATGCCCTGTTGTTAGATGATGTAAACAACATACCACCAATGGTAGTTTCTTCTGCGGTAACTCTCTGAGTAGTTCCTATCTTATTTTCACCCAACTTGGAAACCCAAATATTGTAGTTCGGGTCATTCGCCTGTGGTAAAAGAACGAATGCATATTCTTCGTTTGGTGCAACATAAATCGGTTCATCAAACTCAAAGTCAGTAGCATACTGTTCGGTATATGTGTAGTTTGTTTGTTTGCCACCAGATGTGTCTGGGGTAGTTTTTACTTCGGTGTGTTTCAAGAATTTCCGAGCACCAGCCAGAACCGTGGCAGTCGGGAAACCATTCAAAACTTTTCTGATTTCACATGTGATACCCTTACTCGTATTGGTGGCAGTATTTACCGTGTTTGCAGTTTGTCCGGGCCTGTCCCTAAAGAATACTCTAACCTTCTTGACGAACGCACCATTTGGTGCATTACCAATACCGAATGTCTGTGCGATTGGGTCACCTTGGAATACTGGCGGGTGATGAATAAATGACGGGTTAGTTGCATCAATACTAGCATCCAAACTCGCATCAACTGACATTGAGCCAGGTTGCAGGTTAACATCGGTTACTACAGTACCAACAAGTTTGGTCTGTGGATTCTCCGCATCCCGCCGAACACCAAGTTTAACCGTGTGGGTTTCTATCACAAGTTCTGTTTGTTGTGTCCATGATTGTATAGAGAAAGCGGAGTAAGTTTCTTCTGCCGATGTCGTTGTAAAGTTAAATCTATCTGTTGGGTCATCCGTTACTCGCATTCTACGAGTACCTACACCAAATGTAGGAGTACCTAAATCTGCCGATACATACTGACCGTCCCCCTGCACCTGACCGCGAGGTAAGTGGTAGACAAATGCTGCGTCACCATTTTGGTCGGTGTGGATGGGTGAACCAAATACAGCGGGTTCAGTTGGCGTGTAGTTGTAATTTTTGGAAACATTTGATGCACCGCCCAGTGGCACGCCAGTCAACTTAGTCTGTTCCATTATCACCGCTGAACGGTTTCCTGAAGCTTTCCATGTAGGGAGTAGCGCGTCAAATTTGACAGCATCACATGGCAAACATCGAGGAGTTTGGTCAATATCATCAAAGAAGAAGTACAGTCGTGTATTGGGTTTCAATCTGCGAACCCTAACACCAACCTTATTTCCCGACATGTTAGGCAACAAACTTACGTCTTTTACAGACGTACCCATATTGTTGGTCACTTTATGGATGGGCCCAGCTTCTGCGGTTTGAATCATATTGATGGTAGTTTGTTGAATGTCAGATACTTCCATTGTCTGATTCAGAGACACACTGGCCTTAATGTTACCACCAATATCTCCTCCGATTGAAGATTCACCGACCTGTTCAAACCACCCACTTCTTGCGCGATTACCTATAGAGGTGATACCACCACCAGCGACATCCCCAGTGATTGTGCCACTGGCATCACCACCACCATCGATGGTGATGGCTTCTCTGCTGTTAGTTCTGGTCTGACCGACAACGAATTTGTTGTCAGCGGTTAAGGCCCCCATCTCAAAGTTAGTTTCAAATCCCACAACATCCTTAGAAGAGTTAACCAATTTTATCTGGTCAGCGATATTCGTTCCATTGGAGGATGTGATTGTATTTTTTTGCATTGCGGTTTTCATCTGACTACCAGTGTCAGAACGAGGGTGAACATCCATCTCACCATCATAGGTAAACTGCAATTCGCCAACGCAGTTTCGTACTTTGGTCGCAAATCGATTTTCGTTACCAGCACTTAATGTATACGGTCTAGTAATCATACTACCTTGTTGAGTCCAACCAGAAGTACCATGTGAAGGGTTTAATATCAAGTCAACTTGGAAGTCATTGAATGAAGGCCCCAATCGTTTCCTAGACGAATCATAGGAAGCTGAATACTCTGGCGCAGACAAATCACTTAATAAATCACTATCAAATGGGTTAACATAGATACCATTTTTGAATCGGTCATTCCCGTTTGAATCCAAAATTATCTGGTCTTTAGCTTGCATCTCCATCAGACTTAGAGCGAGATAATATTCTAGTCTATTAATTCTCTTTTCTATGGCACCAATATCCCTCATAGAATATCGTTTGTTTTGCCCTTTTAATTTGTGATAGACGGCATTTAATTCTTGACCATATCTCTCTGCAAACGCGGGCGCCAATGATGGGAAAGGTGGAACTTGTATTTCAGCAATCTGCATTGCATCACCAAGTGCCGGTGGTTTAGCAGGCAGACTAGAAACGCCTTCGACTATTCTCATCGTACCGGACTTACTGATTACAAGTTTGTCAACCCTCGGCAAATAGTATTCTACGTCTGTAGAGAATGAACTATTCGGAGTAGGGAATTGACAACCATTCGTAGGCAAATCTAAATCATCTGTGTGATATGGGTTATTAGTAGCAGCGGCAAGTGACGTAGTAGACACAGCAGTACCCTTAACTCTAGGTCTAAAGTCAATGGCATCTCTTAACTGGTATTCCCCTAGTCTCTCAGAGGAAAATGTAGGTATCTCAAACGTGTAAATGCCACTTGCACCACTATCATCTATTGGATATGAATTTTTAGCGAAATATGTTCCAGTAGAAGCACCATAATTGGCAGTAAAGTGACTAAGTTTAACTGTAAGTAATCTAGAAGCGGTTGTGAGTGTACTAGAACCTTTCTTAATGAGTCGCGCATGTCCATAGAAATTATCCGATTGTCCATTATCTAAGATGAAATCATTTATGTAGTTAACTGGTTTGACAGCATCCGTATCATCGGCCCAATTATTCATATCTGACGAAACATAGACTGCTTCGATATTCAGTACGTCTACGATACCAAGTGGGAATGGCCCGTTAGCACCACCAACATTATCTCGCGTATCTAATTTAACATACCGTCCAATATTGATTGCCTTGGGTACTGGTATAGCATCAACAACTTTTACTTCTACTTGTAAGTAAGCATCGTACCCTGCACTTGGATTACCCATATCAAACGACATGGATTGTCCACTAGAAACGGCAGTAACCATGGCGGGGGTTAATCTCGCAACTCTACCCTCAGAACCAGATACGGTTCCGTATCCTAAATTGGTTATGCCAGTAGTCTTACAAACCATGTGAATTTTATTATCTAGTAAAGCCTGCGTCATAGAACCAGCAGTAAACGGGAAAATTACACCAGACCCCAAACTAGATGTACTGAGACTGAACGTACCATTGGAAGCAACAGTTACATTGAATTCTTCCGTGTAATAATATGCTGTATCATATGTTCCACCAGCAGCAGCGGCAAGAGTTTTTGTTGCTTGCCAAGGCGTTGGGTATATTAATTTGTTATATTCTGTTCCGAATAGTACAGCTTCGTCAGCAGTACCATCACCATTGTTGTCTTGTAATATAATATCAGCAAAACCACTATCTGTACTGTTGGGGAATTGAATACTTCTGGCGTCTTTTAAAGACCCGCCGGTTATTTTTACATCGTATACAAAGAGTCTGTACTGGCAAGTAGCGGTTCCCACGGTTCCAGAAGCCCTCTTTAGGGCCCGAACACGACAAGTACCAACGGTTGATTGCAGAGCAGCATGGGCACCGAATGTAGCATCCGTGACAGCAGTAGCGGCAGTTTGAGAACCAACCGAACCATAGTATCCAATATTACATATTGCTCCATCTTCTATGTTAAATACACCAGCCACTTCTTTTACGTTGAAGTAGTTTCCGTACCCCATTGTAACATCGAGGCCTTCTTTGACTTCGGTGGACGTACCCTTCCGTATCTTTATAGGAGTCTTCGCGTAAAATTCTCTGCGGTATCCGTCAGCATATGCAATGCCAGGCGATACTAAAGCGACGAGGTGGTCAATAGAACCAGCATCAACTGGATTGTTACTGAAGTGGTAACCATTGTTGTCTAGTTTATAAGAAGCTCCTCTGTATCCAAATGAGACACTGCCACTGAGAACTTCACCGGATGTATGTGTGGGTGGAGAACCAGCGGCGGAAGTACCACTAAGAGTTACTTCGTATAATTTATTAGCGTTATTTACAAACTGACCTACGGCGTAAGCAGTATTTACAGACGTATTGAAGGTGATACCTTTGATAGTCTTTAAGTGTTCTATGATTTGAATGGTGAATGGTTCTACAACATAGTCGCCATCACTTTCTCTTTTCTCAGCGGCAAATACTTTACCCAACTCAGCAAGTTCCGCAATATCACTATCATACTTCTTTGAAATCTGTCCATTCTGTACTTTGTAGAGAGCAGTAAATCCACTGGGGAATTCAAAGTATTTAAACACAACAGAACCATCAGTAGAGTTTCCAGTTGTGTGTACAGGCCCAGAACCTGAAGTGTTTGATGTACCAGCGGTGGTGACCTCATAGATGTTATCTTCATTCGATATGAATTCACCAATTTCATAAACAGTACTAGTACTATAATTTTTACCAAAAGGAACTTTGGATATTACAGTATCAACTTTTGTTCTATCGGCGCCTGGGGCATTGTAGTTGTATGCACCCGTTGCTGGGTCTAATAGACTCGTGTCATCATCGGATGACTGTATTGATTCTGTTACCTCAATACCAACAAAGTAATTAACATTCATGTTGAATGGGTCAAGTCTTATTTTTTGTGTATCATGTGCAATGAATTTGCCTTGAGCGTAAACTATTCCCTCTTCGATTACAAAATCGATTGCGTACCCATAGAAGTTTTTAGTAAAAGACGCATTGTCGGTATTACTATCTACGACAAAGGTTTTGCCATTTCTGGCAGAAACTGAACTTGTTACGGTTAGGGTTTCCCCCGATTCAAACCGTATTGAAGATGCTATTGTACCTAGTTCGGATTCGTTGCCTTTGGTATAGTTTAGATATAGTGTTTTCTTTTTTACTATATCAGTGTCACTACCAGTAAGTACACTAAGCACTTCTGCTTTAATTCCGGTAGTTCCACCAGTGATTGTATCTCCAACATAATCTGAGAGAGTGTCATTTGATACTGCAACGGAACCAGAATCTAGGTCATTGATTTTGATGTATGGGATAAGAATAGGGTAACCAGAACCGCCCCTAACAGTCGCGCCATCTTTGAATACATAATCACCAAACTCTTTGATGGTGTTCAGCATGTAATCTTGCAGTTGGGTTAGTTCCCTTGCCTGCACAGCAACGCCAGGCTTAAAGACCACGCGATTGAATTTCTTAGCCGCCGTGAAGTCGTTATAATATGGGGTTACATTTAAATCAATCGCCATCTTTGTCTTTCCCTTAGAACGTAAATATTATTTTTACTGTCTCTACCTGACCCTCTTCCCTTGTAATAGGTTTTCTATTATCAAAGTAGATTACGTCACCAGAATCAGTAGATATTTCTGGGTTCGCAAGACTATTTATAGGTAAACCAGAGAGTCCTTTTGTAGTATTTGTGATAGTATCACTTACAGAGATACCCTTGGTGTTTTCTTGTAAGTACACACTATCATCAGTGCCATTACCCGTAGTGTCTCGCAATTGCGCGACTGAGAATTTACCACCACTCGATGTCTCTATACTATCATCAGCACCATAATTATTTGGGTCATTGATAGTAACAATGAAATGGGGTGAACCTGTTGCATCATCGAACAATGTTGACAGTCCGTACTTGGTAATGTTTTTTATCAGTCCGACTTGTCTATAGTCGTTACCTGTAATTATGTCTCTTGAATCATTATCAAAAGAAACAGTCATCCCGACCCGTTTGCAAAACAATTCTTTTTGCGGGTGAGACCCGTGTCCCTCAATCGGTGAGATGACAACTCTGAAAGTAGCATTAACTCCACTACCAGAGGCCTGCACCAGTGTAATAGCAGCGTTAGTATATCCACTGCCTGGAGCCGTTATGGTAACACCTGTGATATTACCGTTTGAATTCACTACAGCAGCGGCAGCTGCGCCAATCCCATCACCAGTTATAGTTAAAGTGACATCACCAGCAGTATAGTCAGTACCTTGCGCGGAAACAACTATCTTGTCGATGGTTCCTTTTACAGCAGTCCCCTCAACATTGGTTTGTAGTGTCGGAGTATCAGTACTACCCAGTGTCGCATCTGCTTTTGCGTTTGCTCCACCACCGCCTGTTAGTTTAATGTCAGCGAAAGTGTAACCACTACCTCCAGTAGATATGGAGATAGATGATACCGCATTGCCAGTAAGTGTAGCATTTGCGGTAGCACCTGTCCCATCCCCCTGTATGGTGACCGTGGGTGGTGAGGAATAACCACTTCCTCCGGCAGTAACAGCGATACTATTAAGTTCACCGTTAATATCGAAAGATGGTTGACCAGCACCAGATACTTTCCTGACTGGCATATAGGCGGTAGAGAGGAACTTAGTCCTATCAGACGCACCTAGTTGGAATAGAAACTTCCACTTATATAAATCAGCGGTTGTAAATATCTCCGTGCCAGTACTGGAAGGTTTAGTTGTACTTTGACCATTGTTGTTATTATCAATACACTTGTAAACATTAAATGCATCTGTTAATACATAAAAGTTTGCAGCCTGCAATGATGTAGCGCCGGAATTGGCAGTATTACTGGGAGAATAATTATCATCATAATTATCGTATATAGTTCCAGTAGCCCAATCAATTCGTTTCGCTAACATGGCGGTGTCAGCAGACTGTACCCTTTTTACAAAGAGTATTGTGTCTCTAAACTGTTGTACGTCCAACCGATTATCATAAAATGTATCGGGTGAAGTATCATCCGTCCATGTATCAGCACGCGAGGCTGCCATATAGAACTTGTCGTTTCCGTTATAGATGTCTCTATAAAACGATCTAGCCTGATGAAATCTCGCCTGTTCTAATAACAGAATGGCCATGCACTAACTCCTTAGTAGATTAACTCTATTAGGAGTCAGATACAGTTACCGTCCAAGTGATTTTTAACGTATCGGCAGCGGCTTTATTGACCACTGAGAATACAGTCCTGCAAAGCAGTGTTCCACCAGAACTAGCGTTTAAAATAGCTGCTTCTACAACTGCACCAGTTCCAACACCAGCACCAAAGTCACCCACATAAGCAACTGAGTTTGACGATACTGTTGTAGATGTCAAAGTCGCGCGGCCTAGTTCAGTGGCGAGAGCAGTATTACCCGCAGCAGCTGAAGCAGAACCAGAACCGATTGCCATATGTGACATAGCGGTAGCAGTAGCATCTTTGATTCGTGAAGCAATATAGTTAAGGCCGTTGTTTACTACGACATTGGTTGAGTGTTGGGTCTCTTTTAAATTCCCTTCCTTATCAAACAATTCAAGTGTCAATCGACCCTTGGCTTGTAAGGCATTTTTTTCTTGTAACATTGTGTTCTCCTGTTTGTTTAGTTGTTGCCTTGGTGTTCCTATTTATAACAATTTTAAAAACTTACTACAGTATCGGCAACATAATCTCCAGCAAAGTAAGTTAAATTCACTGTATATGATTGAGATATAAGACTACCACTATCTCCAATGGATACATTTTCGTCTTCTGATGAACCAGTTAAATCTATTTCTGCGGATAGAGTCGCCACATCGGCAGAGTCTGCACTTTCTGTTGGGTTAGTCTCAACTGTCAAACTATTTATACCGTCTGCCGCATCGGCAGAATCGGAAGGATTCAACCCAATATCAAACTTATTTAGTGTATCAGCGATATTGGATGTGTCTACCTTGACACCCTGCCATAGTAGAGATGTAGTATCTTGTGATGATGAACCATCCACAGCAACTAACTGTGGATTTAGTACTGGTACATCAGCGATGTTCGATGTGTCTGCGCTTACAGTTTCAATAACAAATACTGGTATGTTGTGGTCAGCATATGCATTGTTCGTTGTATTGATACCAACCCCAAACGTATTAACACTATCAGCGGTATTGAATGTATCAGATACGGTTGGTCGCGCCTCAATGACACTAGCATCACCAATGTTGAATGAATCAACTGGGTTCCTGAAGAATACGAATGATATCAGAACATGTTCGGAGAATTCAGCGGAATCTGCAAAGGCCGTTTCGACTGATAAATTAGTGAGCGTGTCACCCAAGAAAGCATAAGAAGTACTTCTCTCAGCATCGAATGCAATAAGTTGGGTGTATCTCGCTCCACCAGTGTTCTCAAAATAACCAGTAGCGTATTCTCCGGTATCAGCTGAGTTGAAGTTAAGTCCTACATCTTTTATCGGATTACCAAGAAGAGTATATAATTCAGCAAAATAGTCACCAGCAACAAGTCTTTCCACATAATCATCGGCAGCACTAGCACCGACTACGGTGTATGGGTCACCCGTTTCAGTACCATCTGAGGTAGCATAGAAACTTGTTATGGACGTACCAATGTAAGTATATGGGCCTTCTTCATCCGTGACGCCGGCAATGTCCGCCTTACTTGTTTCGACATCGAATGAATTCAAGGCATCGCCTGGGAAGAGAGAATCTGGGGTTATACTGTCAACCTCTATTCCCTTGACTATCGTGTCTTGGATAATCAATTCTTCAATATCTGGATACTTGAATAACATGTAAACATCTGTTTCTACTGTAAATCCAGTTGAGAAATCAATGTCTTGTTTTATTTGTAAGTCACCGAACAGGGCAAATCCAGCAGGGTGAGCTGCCCTCTTAACATAATCAGACCACTCGGAAGATTGTAATTCCGATTGTATCTGATAAGCATATGGTTGGTAAACTTGGTTGTCGAATAATCTATTCGCGTCTGATAAGAATCCACCAGAATCTCCAGCGACTCCACCCAGAACAGCATTGTATCCTGTTTTAAAATCTACTATTGCAATGTTGCCAGTCGGTGAGGATAACTCCCCTTGGAAATCTTCCCTATTGAAACCTTGACCCACTGCAAGTACTTCTAGTCCTTTCGGGTAACCAGTTTCGTCCAGCGCGGTGATACGCACATAAGCATTGTTTGCCGTGGCCACCAATGTATACTCTTCCAAGAAGTAATCAACAGCATACTTACCTAGAACACTGCCGCCCTCATTGATTAGGTAAGAATCGCCGATTTTAAATCCACCAGTAGTGGTACTAGAACCAACCTTTATTGAATTGAATTTACCAGTGTTTAAAACTCGTGTCACTATACCTTTGAATGCACTGAGGACATCTACCCCAGTACTTGGAAATACCTCATCTGCTAAACTCACAAAGGATAACGTATTACCAGTGGTAATTCTAATTGCGGGGATATTATTATACCCGACACCAGATTGATTGTTTGTAAATAAAATCTGGGATATGACCCCATCGGTAACTCTGGTCTCTAGGAGGGCATCGGTAGATATAGTGTCAGCAACATTTGGTGTTATAACAATACTTGGGTTGGCAGAAAATCCAGACCCAGCATCCATGATGATGGCTTGTTTGATTCGGCCACTGGAAATAGTACCTACTTTTAAAAATACGCCAGTTCCAGTTCCACCGAATACTGAAGAAGCTATTTCTATTACTTCATTTGGGTAATAATTTGTACCGTTGTCGGTTATACTAACCGAACTAACTGCATTACCAGCAATAACAACCGATAAGATTGCGCCAGAACTCCCACTGGAATAGTGACCAGTAGCAGTACTTATTTCTA